GAACAGTACTACGGCGCACCAATTGCCAGCGGTGTTATATTTCCAAACAATCCGCAACAGGGTGAAAATGTTTATACGAACTGACTTCTTGCCAAACCGCTTGTTTGTGTACCGCGGCGGACGTTGGGCAAGATTGTATGATAATGTATTCCCAACAAGAACAGATGTAGTGGCACGCTCAGTAAATGCTAGGTGGCTTTATCAACAATGATACCCAGGGCGTCAACATTGACGGCCAGGCCTATCCAACAAGACAACCAATCAGCGGTGTAGTTAAACCAAGGACAGACTTCTAATGTTCATTTACAAATTTACTCACATTGTTACGGGCAAGTGTTACATTGGGCAAACTATACAAGATCCCAATGTAAGAAGACTTGAGCACATTTCTGCAAGCAGAAATCCTCAGAAGGGATATCATTTGCATAGTGCAATACGCAAATATGGAATTGACTCTTTTATTTTTGAGGTGCTTGACCAAGCCAACACACTAGACGAATTAAATACCCTTGAAGAAATGTACGCTATAAAATACGATGTATACCAAAATGGATTCAACATCAGACAGGCTGGTGGAAATAAACTACATTCAGAGGAAAGTAAAAAGCGTATGAGTCAAGCACAGCGCGATGCCCATGCCAGACGTAGAGAACAAAATAGCGGCATTGAAAAGCACAAAGAACCTTCTCATAAAGGTAAAAAGAACCAATGGGTATTAAATGAAGAACAGAAGCAAAAAAAGAAAGACATCATGAAAGAAGTCAATAGACGGACATCCGGAGGTAAAACCTGGAAAGTCATTGATGGTAAGCGTGTTTGGTTAAACAAGGAGGCAGCGGTCTAAAACCGCTGATATCACCATCAATTATTTCTACGATCGCCAAATACGTCGTTACCTACAACAGTTCATGCGATTCTTTGCAGGCTTCAGCGTGAAGATGGGCAAAGATGAAAACGGATTAGACATATATCAAAAGGTCCCTGTTCGATACGGTGATATAAATCGTATGGCTGCACACATCTTGAAGAACAACAGCGACAACACAATGAATACTGTGCCCTTCATTGCTGTGTATATCACAGAGCTATTGCCTTCACCTGAACGCAGACTCAATCCCACGCATACGGATCAAGTTCAGGTGTATGAAAAACAGTATGATGCTGCCAGCGGTCAATTCTTAGACCAAATGGGACAGACATATACTATCAAACGCCACATGCCGGTGCCATATGACCTAAACGTACAGGTAGACGTATGGACATCAAACACTGATCAAAAGTTACAGCTGATGGAACAGATATTGGTGCTGTTTAATCCTTCATTGGACCTGCGCAACAACGACAACGTGTTTGACTGGAGTCGCATGAACTTTGTGGAACTGATTAACACAGTGTGGAGTGTGCGACAAGTGCCTACAGGAACAGATGATGTGTTGGATGTGGCCAGCATGATATTCAACTTGCCTATCTTTATCAATCCTCCTGCAATGGTACAACGCCAGCAGTTGATCTACAACGTGATCAACACCATTCGTGCTGGCGACCAAGACGAACTTAATCAACTGCTAGATGACACCTATATCAGCGACGTTCAATCCAAGTGGCAAAGTGTCACAGATCCTGAACGTGCTCTTCGACTGGCCAATGGTGAACTTACCTTGCTCACTAGAGATCTAAAAAATTCAGCAGGCGGCGATCTGTTGCTTTGGAATAAATTTTTAGAATCGTACGGTGGACTAAGAGAAGGCATCAGCCAAGTACGTGTTAATCGACAAGATCGTCCTGGTGTGTGGGGCGGTGAGTACATTGGCATCTTGTCATCGCATCCTACAGATCCAAACAAACTGTTGGTTGACATTGACCAGGACAGTTTGCCGTCTAACACACGTGCGGCCATTGACGTGTGTTATAGATCCAACACGTGCGGCGCCAGGCAGTGGTTTGCCTGCGGCAGCAGTAGGACAACGATACATAGTTGTGTCATCACCTGCTGAGATACCTGCATGGGGCGGACTTGTTGCCAACCCTGAAGACATCATTGAATACAACGGCAGCGCCTGGGTAGTGAGTTTTGATGCGGCTGCTTCTACCGCAGTTGAATATGTATTAAATATTGCAAGCAATCAGCAATTAGCTTTCATGGACGGACAATGGATACTGAGTTACGAGGGAATATTTCAACCGGGATACTGGCGCCTGCTGGTATAACCCGAGCCGCCGGCGGCTTGATCTATGCACTAGACACGCACAGATACTGCTGGCAGTTGCGTAGCACAGAAGAAAAGTGGAGCGGCACTTGGGGTCTATGGGGTGGCCGCAGTAATCCGAAAGAAAGTCCCAGAGATACGCTACTTAGAGAGTGTCAAGAAGAAACAGGCATAACCGAATGGAACAAAATCGTACCATTACATAGATACGTTAGCAAAGACAAGAAGTTCATCTACGACACCTTTTGCTTGGTGGTAGAAAAAGAATTCCTTCCTGTGCTGGATCATGAAAGCGATGGTTACTGTTGGTTACCGCTTGGTATACAACCAAAACCACTGCATCACAAAAGCAAACAGCTGGTGCAGAATAGCAGTTTCATGAGCAAGTTGGTCAACATAGGAGAAATGGCTAGATCAACATGTCAACGACTGAAGCTGAAATATATTGTTTTTCCCAAAACACCCAAGGCACCTGTAACCAAGCGAGGCGTAGATTTGTATCACTGCTGGGATAAAAGACTGATCAATCCTATGTTGAAAAAAACATACAAGGACAATATCAGTTGGATAGAGCGTTGGTATTTGGAATCTAGACATCTTGCCTAACCGAGATCAATGGGATCATCCTATCATCAAGGCAGTAAGAGAAGATCGAGAATTTAATCGGCTGTTGCGATGGTGTTGCCTAGAGGATATCAAACTATTGCAGACGTTAGCCGAAGATCCTGTATATAGAGAAAGCAGTGCTAGTCAGCGACGCAGGCTTATCATATGGCACAACAAGTTTGCCGCGCTTATACTAAATCAGGAAACAGACAATCGTTTATTGAATCGATAAACAGTGTTCTCATCAAAACCTAGACTTTGCATCACACGAGGAGTGTGTGGATTCTGTCGTTGATTGTTGCAGTAATAATTTTGTGCTTCTAGTATTTCTCGTGGATTACCTTGGCCGCGTGTTTTTCCAACATTATCCAAATACCAAGGCAGAGTAGTAGATACAATCTGTAATATCTGATCTATTTCCAATTCATCGCTGACATTACCGGCAGCAATCATTCCTGGGCTGAATATGCGCTTGGCCCACTCTGGTAACTCACGTTCCTTGCGCCACGCAAATTGTTTGGCATAATCTTGAAACCAAGTCATCATTGCATGTTCTTTGTCTGCGCTGGCGCTGAAATCATGAAAACATCCAGTTATTTTGCGTTCGCCACAGATGATGTCAAATCCAAATATAGGACTGGGATCAATGACGTGTGGGAACACAGTGACGTGTAACATGTAGAGACCCTTGGTATCACGTGCATCAACTGCGTCAAGGTGTGCTCTTCTAAACACAGGCGAATCCCATACATGGTTTGGCCAATCAAACGTGTGGCCTTCATCTACCGGATTTCCAATCTTGTTCAGTTGCTGTTCTATGTTTGCTTGCAACTCAAGCATGGTGTTCCATACTTTACTCATGAGTCATTATCTCTTCCATGGCCTGCATGGTCAATTCAAAACCTTTATTAGCTTCATCAACCAAGTCATCGGTCAGATGCGATCTGATAATTGCTTCAAGTCCTTCTGCATCGGTATACTCAACATGACTCATTGGCAGTTTGACAATTTTCTTCAGCATTTGTCCTCCGCGAAAGATCCCCAAGGTAATGCACATACACATGAGCCCAGGCGTCTTTAAGATTGCTGTTGATGTGCTCAATATAGTCATGTGTTGCATGTAATTCCGAATCGCCACCATTAGTATCTATTATATCTTTTTCAAATTGTTGAGTGCGATCAAATTCCGGGTGTTTGTCTGTTTAGGTTTAATTTGGCATCAAGAAAAAGCAGTATGTCGCGTTTCCAGGCCAAATAGCGTGTCCATTGATTTGGAGTAAGCTGATTTTTCATCATGGCACCAACAAAGGCAGAGCGTTTCTGCCTTGCGGTGATTTTCTTGGGTGAGTTCTTTAAGTGTAGACATAATGTTAATTATGCCTACTTGCTTTAGGCCTGTGTTTCAGCCCAACGCAACACAACCTGCGCTGTAGTAGGTACCTCTTACTGTACGAATGTTAATTGCCAGTACGTCCGGACCATTTGGAAATGCGC